AACCTGTTGTTCCAGGATTGAAATTTACAGGAAAAAATCCGTTATCATATATCCATTTACTACCACTATAATAATCTCTCCAAATCCAACTAGCTCCATTTTGTACTTCAGGATCAAAATTATATTTTCCAGTGCCTAAATTCCATGATTGTGATATAGGATAAACTTCTAATGTTGTATCAGAGTTTAAAGCAGTAACACTAGAAACAAAACATTTTAAATTTGATTTCCACTGTGATCCAGATATTTTATTATTAATAATATCTGTTATTTCAGTTGTTGAGAATTGAATTAAAAATCTACTAGTTTGGGGAGATGGATTTGGAGTACCATTAACCTCTAAAGAAGCTTCTAATATAGAATCTAGTCCTGTATTTTTATCAGGATACATTGAATATAATGTAGTATCTTTAGTAGGAAATATTTTATATATAGCCATAGTGTATTATTATAATGGTACTACTTTACCTTGTATGTCTGCTTCTGGGTATTTAATTTCAAAAATCATTGGATCAATTGATGGGTATATAACATTATTTTGTGTTGCCCCGGAAATATCATAAGCATAGTCTGAGTATCCAAGATTAGATCCTACAAAATTAGATATTTCTATAGTTTTAACTGTTTGTACTCCATCAATATTATCTAGTAAAACATATATATCTCTTAATATTATAGGTTGATTAATTTGCCAATTTTCTATATTAAAATAATTTTGTAGAGCAGTTATACAACGAGATAATACTTGATTATTATTATAATTAGGTAATACTATTATATCAAAATTTATACCTATATTAATTATAAAAGCATCTTTAATATTAATAGAATCATTTACCATTCTATATTGTGAAAGATAAGTAGCTAAATTTTGTTTAAGAGCTAAAGATCCTAAAGCTAATTTTCCACTTAAATTATAAGTTAATATATATAAATCTAAAGCTCCAGTTTCACCTAAAGATACATTTTTGGCTTTTGTAGGTTCAATATAAGCTTTAGCCACATTACCAAATCTAGCAGGCATACTTAAAGCTCTAACTAAATAATCATCTTGGGTTACATTTCGTTGTTGACTAGCAAAATTAACAATTGAATTTTGTCTTATTTCTTCTATTGTATCACCATCACCTCCTCCACTAGCAGCTGTTGGATTTGAAACAGCTAAAGAATCAAATATAAATTGAGCTGTAGCTGGAGTTAGATTAGAATTTAGAAAATTAACAGTTCCATTTAATGTTGTTAAAGTATTAGCTTCAATATTAGCTGTAACTCCTCCTCCTGTTAAATATCTAATTGTTAGAGTAGTATTTGAAGGAGCTATACCATAAGTTTTTGTAAATAAAAAGTTTGAAGGAGCATAAGCGGTATTAAGCTTATCTTGCTCAAATGGTAAGCCAATACCAACATTATCTGGGTTAGGTATTATATTTTCATCAGAATCATTAGTAGTACCAGCTCCGAATTGAATTTGAAGTGTATTTGAATTTCTTAAACGGGTTGTAAATCTATATTGGGTTTTTTTTAATTTTAATAAGTAAGGAGCATCACCATATGATGATAAATTAGGATCATTAATGTTTGTATTTCTAATTGAATCATAAACCATTTCTTGACCTAGATAATCAACTTCATACCAAGTATTTCCTTCACTATCAGTACAATCTAATATACCTACTAAATTATTAGCATTAATTTCAACTGTTGAAAATTTAATAGGAGAACTAAATGAGAAAGTTGTTGAATTAATAGTAGATGATATTGCTTTTCTAGTTTTCTTTAATAAGAAATAATTAGGTGATCCTCCAGATAAATCATATATAGTGATTGTGGTTGGGTCTACAGAACTTGAAACTGTAAAATCAATAGGATCATTTATTAAAAATGAAATATTTGAATTATTAGTGACTGTAGAATTAGGAGCTATATATAAAGCATAATCAAAATCAGGAGCTCTAGTACCTCCTATATTTTTATAAGGAACTAATTGGTAAAAATCAACATCAACTATAGCTACTCCTGTTACTTTTGGTTTATAACCAAACATATAAGCTAATTCAAATAAATTATTTGATTGGCGAGCAAATTGTAAATAATTTTCTTGGATTTGATTATCTAAATAAAATGATAAAACATCACCAACATATGATGCCATTTCAATAAACATCATTCCTGGTGATGCGGGACTGAAATCATTATAAGTAGTAGGAAAATAAGTTTTAGTATAATCTATAAGACTAGCCCTAAATTCACTAAAATCTTTATTAATATACTTTATATTTTTGACTGTGGTTGCCATTATGCAAATGTTATTTCAACTTGATCACTTACACCAGTATTAATTATATCATAAAAAAGAGATACATTTAAACTATTATTATCAGGATCTGTTGTTATTTGAAGATTTGTTACTTTAATATTGGGAAAGTATGTGTTGATTAGACTTTGAATATTTTCTTGAAGAAAAGATATAGAATCACTATTAATTTGTTCAAATAAGAAATTTCTTAGATTAGCTCCAAAATTATTATTAAGATATCTCTCAGTTTGATTTGTTAAAAAGAAATTTAATAAATTATTTCTAATAGCATCTTTAGTAGTGTAGGTTGAGTAAAATACCCCAGGTCCATTAAATGGAATAGATACACCAACAGCTGTACCAGGTCTGGTATCTAGTGGAAATATTTTTTTAGCTCCAAATGCCATTATTTGCTAATTAAATTCATTATTTGGTCTAAACCTAATTGACCTTGGGGTAAAGCACTTCCTTCAGACATAGTATTAATAGGACCAGTTACTTTAAAATCACCTTTAAAACCTGTATCAGGACCTTGAGCCATACCATTTAAAATATCCATATAAGCTTGTTTAGTATTTATAGGAGTTTTAGGTACTTGATTAGAGGTAAAATTTAAAGTCCTATCATCGCTTACCTGGTAAGATTCTCTGATAGGTTGTTTATTAGATTTAAATGCTTCTAATAAAACATCTTTCAATTCTTCTTGAATTGCTTCTCTAACAGCTTCTTTTATGAGAGATTTTAAAGTTTCAGTTTTCATAATTTATTATAAATATTTAATTAATCAGCTTTTAGATCATTAGAATCAATCAAAAGTTTAATTTGATTTAATAAAGTTTGATTATCTGTTGTAAATGATAGAGGAGTAGATAAAAGTATAATTCCATTATTATTTTTAGCTACAGCTTTTCTTCTAGTCACAGTTGGAGAAAAAGATTCCTCAACTATTTCTAATATGAACCCATTATATATATTTTGAGTAGGTACTGTGTTTTTAGTATTTTCTAAATTTTGTAAATAATTATTTAAAGGAGTTAAATTATTAATATCAATATCACATCCTATTAAATAATTATCTATTGACTTAAGTAAACTTATTAATCTTAATAAAATATTATTTACAAAATCTACAGCTTTAGTTATAGAAGTTATTTTATTTGAAGTTGTAGTTATAATAGGAGGTAAAGTTATATTTACTAGTTTATTAGCTTTAATATATGTGTTTAAAACAGGAAAAGGAATTGGAACTGTAGGTGGTACTAATATAAGAGCAGCTTCCGCTACTGTAATAGTAGTTTTAGCTATATTTAAACTTGTTTTAGCTGTATTTAAAGCTGGGGTTAAGGAATTTAATGGTTTACTTAATAATTCTATTTTTTTAGAAGTTGAATTTAATTGATCAATTATTTGATTTCTAATTTTTAGTATTTTTTCTAATTCTTCTTTTAGTTGACAAGTATTTGGTAGTTCTTCTTTTAGAGTACCTAAATATTTAATTCCAGCTTGATTAGCTATATCAACTATTTTAGGTACTAGAGATAAAGCTAAACTTTGAGCTTTCTCCGCTATTAAAAGAGCTATAGGACTAGACATTTTATGTAAAAATATTTTTCATAGTATTTGTGATATTAGTTTTTACATCAGCTGTTAATTGATCTTTTAAAGTTTCATTATCAATAACTGATGGAGATTTAGCTACTAAATATTCAATTTGGCCTCTAGTACTATAAGTATCAAAAGCTGGAGTATATTCAAAATGCCAAGGTTCTATTTTAGAATAAGTTCTACCAACCCAAGTCCAACCAAAATCAGAACCATTATTAGCAAACCAAGCTTGGAAAGTATCTTGAGGTTTGGGCCAATTTTTAACTATTTTTTTTGATTTTTCATTATTTCCATAAATATCAACGGCTAATCCAAAACCATGATTAGATTTAAATCCTTTAGTAGGATTAGCCGCTAAATTATATTTAGGAGGTCCTATAGTAAAACCACCTAATACCCCAGATTGACCATTATTCCAAAGTTCCCAAGCAGTTCATTGAGTAAACTCTCTTTTACCT